TTGGATAATAATGCTTTAGATATAAAGTTTGTGCAGCTAAATATGCGTATGCAGTAGAGTGAGATTTATTAAAAGAATATCCAAGATATTTAATTACCCAATCTTTAATAATATCCACTTCTTCTACTCTGTAGCCATTTTTAGCAGCACCATCTAAAAATATATTCCAATATTTTTCAAATTCTTTATAATTATCTTCTTCCTTTTTATTCAGAATTTCACCTGAAGATTTTTTGGCAATAGCTGAACTTGCCTTATCCATATATCTTCTAAGCATATCTCCTTCACCAAGACTCATTCCTCCAATTGCGTGAGCCAAGAACATAAGCTGTTCCTGATAAATTAATACTCCATTGGTATCTTTCAAAATTGGTTCTAGTGCAGGGTGAACATATTTAATATTTTCAGGATTAAATTTGTTTTTAATATACTCTTCATGAGCACCAATTCCCATTGGGCCTGGTCTATAAAGAGCATTTGCAGCTGTTAGTTCAGAAAATGATTCCGTAGCCATACCACGAATCAAAGCATTCATTCCAGTACTTTCAAACTGAAAAATACCATGATTCATTCCTATTCTAAGTTCTAAGAATAAATTTTTATCAGACAAGTCAACATTTTTTACCTTGTCTGTTATATCAATATTTTTTTGATCCTTTACAATTTTTATTGCATCTTCAATTACATTCAAAGTTTCAAGCTTTAATCTATCAAGCTTCAATATATTCAATTCAGAAAGATCTTTACCACTCTTATCAGCTTCTTGAAACGCTGTTACAATTGATTTGTTTGACCCAATAATGTTTGTTGGTATGTATTCCCAACAAGGGCCAGGAGTAATAACAATACCTGCAGCGTGTTGACCTATACCACGAATCTGACCTTGCAACTTAAGTGTTTGCTCTAATATCTTTTCGTTTTCAGGTTTTGTAAGCCAATCTTTAACTCTTTCGCTACACCCTGCATCTTTAGGCCATCTCTCGAACCAATCTTTTAAAGAATATTCTACCTTATTAAAATCAGGCATTTCTTTTGTGACTGCATGAACATCAGATGAAAATCCTGTTTCATCTTCTCCAAAATGAGCTCGTACAACATCTTTAAGGCATCCTTTTTCGTTGAATGTGGAGAATGTGGAAACACTCAATACTCTTTCTTTTCCGTATTTATTACGCAAGAAACTATTTGTGACATCATCGGTTCCTGTCATAAAATCGACATCGATATCAGGGAGACCTTTTCTTGTTGGATTAAGGAAGCGTTCAAAATACAAATCAAATCGAATAGGATCAATATCTGTTATCTCTAAACACCAAGATAACAAACAGCCACCTGCAGAACCTCTTGCAGGGCCAATATTATACCCTTTTTGTTTATAATCTCTGATAAGCTCCCAATAAACCAAGAAATAATCCAAAGTGTTTTTATCTTCGATTACTTTTAATTCATATGTTAATCTATCGTGATATTCTTTTTCCTTTTCAGGAGTCATATCAACAATATGATTTTCTTTATACTTAGCGATTTTTTGTTTTAATTTTCCAAACGCAAGTTTGGTAATTATTTCCTTTGTGCTGTCTGTTTTAAAATATTCCAACACTTCTTTTGTTGGCTCGTACTTTGGATATTTTTCTGTTTTCACATCAAACTCAAAGTTCATTTTTTCAGCAACTTTCAATGTATTTTCAAGACACTTGTCTACGAATGCCTCTGGATAATTAAATCCAAACTTCTTATTGAAAATGTGAAAGTCATCCACATTTGCATAATAAAGATGCCTTGTGTTTAATTTAAATGATTCCCCTAATTTTGATTTTTGATTTATTGCAATAAGAGTATCTTGCAACTCAGGATCTTCTTTAAAAGCATAGTGAACATCATTTGTAAGAATTGGCATCAAGCTATATTTCTTGATCATCTTAAGGAGCCAATTGTTATAAATTTTCTGACCATCAAATTCATTGAATTGTAGTTCAGCTGCCATATTATCTCCGAACTCACGCATTAAGCTTTTTAAATATTCTTCAGCTTCTGCTTCTTTTCCTTCACGAACAAGCTTTGACATATTACTTACAGCACAAGAAGTTGTGATGAATAACCCACTCTTGTTTTCAAAAAGCCATTCTGTTTTTATTCTTCCACGCTTGTAAAAACCTTCATCAAAAGATCTGTATGCTAATCTATTCAGATTAACAAATCCTTCTTGATTCATTACAAATATTGATTGATGTGAGTTTCCTCCTTCGTATTTCTTTTCTTCTACTTCACCTTGCTTATCATTTACATAAGCTTCCATTCCCATAATACTCTTGATTCCTGCTGCCTTACATTTTTTATACATCTCATATGTTCCTGAGAGCGTTCCATGATCTGTTATGGCAATTGCAGGGTGGTTGTATTCTTTGGCGAGTTTTACATAATTGTCTATACTTCCACAACCATCTAAGATAGAGTGAAAAGTATGCAAGTGAAGATGTGTCATAGGTCGTTTCCTACGATCTTCTTCGTACTTTGCAATATCTTCCTTTAAGCCTTGTTTAACATCCTCAAACCTATCTAAAGCCTTGTTTAAATCTGTCTTAGCTAGTTTGTCTAATTCCGTAGGGGAATGTGTAGGGCAATTACAATTATCTGTATGTCCACAATTTTTATTCATATTTACCAAAATCAAGAATTAGGCAAATATAGAACTTAGGAATTGAAAATCAAATATTTTAAATAATAAGATATTAATAATCTTTTTAACCTATGAATAATCACTATCATAATCCTGTTTTGTCTTCAGGATCTTTCGTTGAAGGTTCGGGAGAAATTCATTCTTAATAATACCTACTTTTTTCCTAGCCCTTACTCCTTTGTACTTCACCTTCTTATGACTTAAGAAGGCATTAATATCCTTCTCTAAGTCATCTATTAAAGCTCTTAGCTGAGCAATATCTTCTTTGATCTTATAAGTATCATTAACATTGAAAAATTCATCATACTTCATGTCTGATCAATTACTGATTATCGTCAGATTCTATATTATTTTGATCTGATTCTGTGTTTTCAACATCTGTTGAAAAGTTATTAGTATCTTCGCTTATAATATTTTCATCATGAATCTCTTCAATAAATTCTTCATTTATAGAATCGTTCACAACTTCAATATCAGCATTTCCACTCATCATTTTTTCCAAATTATGAAACATATCATTAGTCTTATTAATGATGCTACTACTCTTTTCGAATAAAGTATTTTTACCTTTTTCTTCTTTTAGTAATTTTTCACCATCTTGACTTTCTTTTTTCTTAGTGTCATCAAGACTATTTTGAATACTATCCATTAACTTTTGAACTCTGAAATTCATTTTCTTATTCTTATTCAAAAGAGTATTTTCTTTTTCTTCTCTTTCAGAAACAGTAGGAGCAGCACCTGTATCTCCTAACAAATCAAGAATTAATGAATCTGAATTTGCATCAGATGATTTTAATATTTCGTTGATAACTTTTCTTCTTCTACCTTCAGCTATAGGAGCTGCTCCACCACCACCACTAGCACCAACTTCACCACCACCTATTTCGCCACCTGCGATTTCTCCGCCTCCACCAGCTTCGGCACCACCTCCACTAGATTCCATTCCACCAGTCTGAGTACCTAAATCAATATTGCCCATTTCTCCTGCACCACCACCAGCACCACCTCCACCAGCTCCTTCAGCTCCTGCACCAGCTTCTCCTTCTGCACCAGTAGTTGCTTGAGCACCACCAGGAAGTTCATACTTAGCATCAAGTTCTTTGAATAAACCGATCTTCTTATATGTTTCAACAGCAGCATCAATTTCAGCAAATATTTTCTTCTCAACTTTCTTTTGTTTCAATATAAGTTTAATATCAGATTTAGAAAAACCTAATATATTTTCCATTGCCCATGTATAAGACACAGGAGAGTTTGCTTCTGATGAATACATTTCTTTGAACACTTCCATTCTAGCCTTCATTGTCTCAAGCTTTAATAGCTCTTGTTGTGTAGAAGGGTTTGTAAGAGTAAGTGTGAAATTATCAATCTCATCGTGGAAGCCTGCAAAATATATATGAATATTTGCAATCCTTCTAAGTTCAAGAAGTATAACCTCTTGAATTGAATTTATTGTTCTTGCGAATCTTAAATCAGCCTGAGAAAGTGTACTTCCTCCAGGAAGATTCTCAGCATAATTTAAATATGTTTTAGGAACCTGTAATGATGCAAATAATTTATTTTGTAAATATTCAATATCCTGAATGTCGCCCATATTAGACGCACCAGGCAATGTATCAATCTTTGAAGATTTGTCACCTCTGATTGGAATGAAAAAATCTTCCGTGATATTCATCGGGTCATACTTCAAGTTATATTGGCCATTTCTAGAATCAACAACAGGTTGCTTTTTAAGTTGATTCTGGATTTTCATAATGTACGTTTGTACATCCGTATCTCCAAGATTACCAACCTCAATATAAAATACTCTTCTTTCTGGAGCTCTTGTAATACGATATACAAGCATCGAATCTTCTGCTAATTGTAATTGTTTCCAAAGTTTTCTAGCAGGATCTAAAATAGAACGACCATAAGGAAGTTTTTTTGTATCTTCTAATATTCTGAAGTGAGCAACTTGCCAATCTTCAAAATACATTCCCATTGTTTCCCAACGGAATCTTACGTTTTCAGGTTTACCATCATATCCTTCTTCTCTGTGAATTTCTTCTACAGGGAGAGATAAGAAATTGTAAATACCTTCTTCTTTATCTATTTCTAAGTAAACAAAATAATCTCCGTACTTAATTAAATCTCTAATCCAAAGTTTAAGATTGTATTCAACATTCAACCTGTTTGAAAACAGGTCTTTTAAAAGATCTTTTATTCTATCATTCTCGGAATAAATATCAAGGATGTTTCCACGCTCATTTCTAGTTAAACACTCATCTCTGATAATATTTAAAGCTGCAGCAATCTCAGGAGACATATCCATAGCTCTAAAATCTTGGTATGCAGTAATTCTATCAGTATCAAAATAAATAGATCTTGTATAAAGATTATGAGAAATCTTGTTTACTTGCCAATCTAAAAATTGTTGCTGAATCTCAGATGTTGCATCTGAACTTTTATTTACAAGATCATTTGTCCTATTAGGAGGAGTAAATTGTGCGGCAGCAGGCATTGTAGGCGTTCTTTTTTTGCCTCCATTGATAGCATCTACAACGCCTTGGAATATACTTTTTTGTTTATTATCTTCTGCCATTTTTTTCTATTTTTTTAAATATATAAAACTATTGGTTTAATATCAATAGTTGTTGTTACTTTAAGAGCCAATCTAAGTCGTCATCACCTGATTGTGAAAAAGAACTTCCTAAAAACAATCCACTTCCACCTTCAGGTATGTTAATATCTTTGTTAGTAACTCTAGGATTGTAATCTACTTTCCCTATTGTACTAGTTGAATTAAAAGACATTGCATTAAGCATTGATTTATACATATTGTCCGAAGCTATTACATTGTTATATTCAGTATCTCTGATATATAAAGCTAATGCTGTTGCAAAAATTAAGTCATCATTAAATCCATTCTCATGTTGTGGTTTATTTCCAGTCATAACGAATGTTGAAAATTCTGCAGTAAGCCTAGGAGAATGTAATGTTAAACTTCCCTCCCTTAAGTGTTGAATCAACGAGCTAATAATCAAAGGTCTTGTTCTTACAGTTGTTTGGAATCCTGGTATTTCAATTCCTTCAGGAATTTTATAATCAGAAATAGATCGAACGTGAATGTCTTGAACATTTTTTGAAAAGAACATTTTTGTATACTTAAGAGCATCTCTTAATGTTAAAGCTACTGCAAGTCCAAAAGTATTACACTCGACAACTATATAAGCAGTATTATATTGTCTACCAACCCAATCGATCAGATATGGAAATAAATCAACTCCTACTCTATCTCTATATTCAGCAACCTGCTCTAATGACTCAGCATCAAAAACTTGAATTGTTGAATAATCTTTTCCATCACCTCTAGCAACGTCAGCTCCAATTATATAATGCCTTCCCTGCTCTGGTCTTTTCCATACGTGAAAACTAGTTTCATCCATTATGAAAGCTCCAGCTTGTGGCATATTTTTAAATGCAAAATCATATCTGATATAGAAGTTAGGTTTTTGTTCCCTAACTTTCTTCTCATATTTGTCAATCAAGATTTGTTCAATAACAAGATATTTAGATCCTTCAAATGATAAATCTAACTCTTGAGCGATCTTAACACTATCATAATTCATTCTTCTACACTGCTCTTCATACCAAGGACTCCAAGGCACATCTTCTCCACTAGAATTTCTTAAATTTTGTAATCCTACTGCAGACTGAGGGTTTTGGGTCCAATGAACAGATAGTGTAGTAAAATCATTTTCTTTTTTCATAGCACCAACCCACGTTCTATGATATAGATTACCTGTACCATTCGGAGTTGAGATCATGATACACTTACCCTTAGTTGCCGATAAGGCCATACCTGCAGCCATCCAAATAGCTTCAGCATCTTTAATAAAAGATGTCTCATCAAGAACAAGCATAGTTAATGAATCTCCACGACCAGCGTTTGGACTACTAGCTTTAGCTTCTACCCATGACTTATTCGAAAATTCTAATTTTGTTTGATTGTTTGTTATTACAGCATCTGGCTGAAGCCATTTAGGAGTATTTTCAACGAATTGCTTTACTGTTGCCAAGAATCTTCTTGCTCCAGCTCCATCATTGGCGATGATCAATATTTTTTCATCGTATCTGAACATTAATCTCCAGGCTACATAACCTGCTGTGATAACAGAAAGTCCAGTCTGTCTTGATTTTAAAACAATTGAGTTTTGTTTTTTATGAAATATATCGACACACTTTTCCTGGTATTCGAAACACTTCATTTTTTTTACCTTCTTCTCTACGGCATCAAATACGAATCCGTAAGTATTTAAGAAGTAAATAGGACTTCGAGCACACTTTATACGCTCTTGTAGTATCAGATTTGCATCCATTCAATATAACTATTTACAAATAAATAGGTTATAATAATTTTAATTGGATTAGAGCCCTATATAAATGACGTTATCAAACTCACTATCAGGTCTTACATTAACAATGTCAGAAACGAATATTACATTCGTAGAATTGTTTTTTGCATACATTTGATAAGATCCGATTGTATCAGCTGACCACACAAATGTGAATATTGCTCTTGAATCGTCTATAAGAAAATAAGATGGGGTACCTGCTGTATAAATAGAATTATCTAAATACAAGACAGAATCAAACGTAGCTCCAGATATTGGATTATTATCCACATCTAAAGATATCACTTGTTCATATACTGTTTGTCCTGTCTTAATATTCATATTAATAAATAGAATTTACTTTTGAAAATATTTTTCTTTCAATTCTCTTTTAGCTTTTGTGAAATTCCAAGCATCAATAGCGTGTTGTTTTTGTCCAAAAAAGAAATTTAATACCTTGCTAAATCCTAAGCCAAACTTATTAAGATTTCCATCTATTTGTAACTTTCCAATACTCGCTGAAACTGACATATTTTTTTGTGAAAAAGTCGTGTCTTCTTTAGCTGTTACCATATCTTCAATTATTTCACCATTGACGTTCCACATCAAATCTAACATATAAGCTACTTCATATAATCCACCACCTAAAGCTGCAGCAAAACCATCTACTAATCTCCACCAAAAAGTAAAGAATGCATACCATTTTTTTAATGTTACAGAAAGCCATATTGCATATCCTAATGAATATACCATACCGATTGATAGCACTAAACTACTAACTATTAAAGCCCATACAAGAGCCCAAATTGCTTTAAATAATTCTTTCATATTTTAAAATGTTAATTGTTCTATTACTGCTTCTTTTATTCCAACTGTAAGATAAGCTTTTGTTGAAGCACTCACTGCATCTCTTAATGGCTGAGTATATCCTTGAGTAAAATATTCCATTTGAGTTTTAACTGATGTAAGCATATCAAATGCATATGTTTGATTTGCTGGTTCTCCGTAAATTGCTTTTAGACCATCCAGTAAAGAGGTCTTTGCAAACGAAAGCATATTACCCCTCCTGTCTATACCTTCTTGAATTGCTTCTTCTGGAGTATAATATTTTCTGAAACTCAAAGTTAATCCTGTTGTGCCATCATTTAAAATCCAGTTGCAGGTCATATCTCTATGTTGAACTAGACCTATTACATCTCTGGTATAGTTTCTAAATTCAGAAACAACTAAATCACTATATGTTTGAGAAGATGAAATATAGTTTTTATAATATTCTACGCTTTTAAGTTCACCTTTTACAATTGTTCTTTTCTTATTAAAGCCAAGAATATCATAATCAATACTTGATGGATTTTCATTAGAATCATTTATTTTAAATTTCTTCGACTCACAATAATTTGGGTCATAAACATAATTTGAAACAAGGTCAGTTAATACACCTTGCTCTTGAACGGTTAGGTTAACATAAAATCCAAGTTCAACCGAAGTTTCGTATCCAGTAATATAACCATCAGTTGGCTGACCTTCATAGGTGGCAACCAATCTTTTGTTCATTTGAACATAAATTTCATCAAGTAATTGTTCTTGATTATATTGAGGTATGTCGTAATTATATATATCCATTTTAAACTAAGTTTACGTTTAATACTCCCATGAAGGTTAAATTTTTATTCCTTGCTGTAACTGTTCCTGTTGACGCTGACATTTGAACTTTTATAATATCTCCATTTGTTACGCCCGTAACATCACAAGCTATAGATACAGTTCTGTTGGCCGTTGCCATCGAAGCTCCTGCGTTTGTTAAATTTGTAAGAGCTCCAGAAATTGGATTACCATTTAAAACAATTCTGAAAGTTGAACTACCTGCGTTATTGTTATTTGAAAAATCTCCAGTAAAATTAACATAATATGTAGTTGCTGATGAGCCTAAATTTCTCGCTGTTAAAGTCATACCAGATAAATCTACCAAAGCTCCTGTTGCAGTTGGAGTTGTTGCTTGATTTGATACAGATTGTAAATC